GCGCTATCCTGTTCACGATTCAGGAATGGTGCATTAAACACATCGGGCATCTTCTCGAAGTGACCTGCCAAAAGGATTTCGCCATGCGCGAGCTTTGGGATGACAGGGCTGTGCAAGTTATCCCAAATACAGGAGTCCGCGCCGACGGCAAATCATAAAGAAAGCAATCACTACCTATGAGCGACACGACATCACAAACCGCCAACACGACAGCCGCGACCACAGACACAACGTCCATTGGTCAAATGGGGCAGTCGCAACAAACGCAACAGGCCACCACCACGGTAGCAACCGCAACCGTCGCGCAGTCATTCACCGATCTGCTAGACGACAAGGGAGGCTTCAAACAGGACTGGACGAAAGCGCTTCCCGATCACTTGAAGCCGTTTGAAGGCTCGCTCTCGAAGTATCCAACGCCATTTGATGCGCTCGCAGGACTTGGTAATGCGCAAAAGCTTATCGGCGCTCGTCAATCCGTGAAGCTTCCCGGCGAAGGCGCGACTGATGAGCAATGGGGGCAATACCGGGCGGAGATTTCCAAGATCACGGGCGCTCCCGAGAATGCGGAAGGCTACGGGCTCAAGGCTCCCGAGAATCTTCCCCCTGGCGTGGAGTGGGATGGCGAACTTGCCGGAAAAGCTGCCGCCATCGCTCACAAGTATGGACTGCCTCCGCAGGCTCTCCAGGAGTTGATTGCTCTCAACAATGAGAGCGTTGGCGCAACCGTGGCAAAGTCTGAGGCCGCACAGAAGGCGGAGGGCGAGGCGCTGATCACCAAGATCAATTCCGAATGGGGCAAGCAAGCCGCTGAGAACTGGCAGCAAACAAAGCGTGGGATTGCCATCTTGGGCGGAGATCCAACGAAAGACAGCTATTCAACCGAGGACGTAATCAGAATGGGACTCGCTGCTGATCGCATGTTCCGTGAAGACTCCGGCCTGATTAACGGCGATAAGGGGAGCACTATGGCAACGATTGACGAGAAAATGGCGCAACTTCGCGCTGATCCTGCGTTCCAAAATCCGAAGAACGACAAGGAGGAGGCTCGCCAGTTGGAGATTCAGCAGCAGCTTATGGCTCTGCATGAGGCGAAGAAAAAGCAGTATTGACGGCGCGATGGCGACGTGTTAGCATTTGGCTCTCTTCAATAGAATTACAGGAGGATCAGCCATGTAACACATCATCACCATCAAACTTACCTAGCGGGCGCTTTACGGAGCGCCCGCTTTTTTGTGCTTGCGTGCTTTATCATATATGATATAACTTCCGCCAGTTGGACCCGAAAGGATACTCCAGCGCCACCGCGCAACGAGGCCCGCGACTGCGGATACCCAAGGAGCCGGAAGACATGATTCTTCCCTGCCACGCCCCCAAAGGCTGGCGCAATCCCTCCATTCCTTTCACACTCCTATGAGTGCCATTCCTGACTACTATCCCGACCAGTTCTCTACGAGCTGGCAAGACCAACTCCAGCAGACCGACAGCCGCCTCCAGGGCGCTGTTGAGCGCTCCGACTTCACGGGCGAGCGCAAAAAGTTTAATCTCGTAACGGCTTTCGAGGCTAGCGAGATTTCATCCCGGCTTGAAGAAACTCCCGTTGTCGAGTTCGCGGGCTCCGAATACTGGCTCTATCAGAGCCCTTGCCATGTTCCGACGTGGTTCGACAAGTATGATCAGGCTTTCCTCGGCCAAGTGGTTCTCCCGACCTCTGACACCGTTCGCGGTCATGCCTCCGAAATGAACCGCAAGATTGATGACATCATTATCTCTGCATTCTTCGGCACTCGCTACATCGGCGCGGCTGGCACCACTACTGACGGGCTTCCCGCAGGCCAGAGTATCGCCGTAGATTATGTCGAATCTGGCACCGCCGCTAACTCCGGCCTGACCATCGGCAAACTCCGCCGCGCTGCGAAAACGCTCAACGAGGCTGAAGTGCCTTTCAATGATCGCTATATCGCGGTTACTGCGCAGGAAGCTGAAGACCTTCTGCGCACCACTGAAGTCACCTCTGGCGACTACAACAACGTCAAAGCACTGGTGAACGGTGGCGTCGATGGACTCATGTTCATGGGCTTCAAGTTCATCATGTCGGAGCGTCTCCCCAAGACTTCCGCCACTGGCATCACTTCGGTTCCTGTGTGGCACAAGTCGGGTATCAAGCTTGCTATCGGCGAGCGTGGCACTTCGATGAATGTCATTCCAACTCGCAACGATGCGCTCCTGATTCGCTCTCACCTCATGCGCGGTGCTGTCCGCACTGAGAACGAGAAGGTTGTTCGCATCTATTGTGACCGCGAGCCCTAATCCTTAACGGAGGCGTGGGGGAGTAAAATCCCCCACGCTTTCAACTTCTTACCAACATGGCCGCAACCATAACATACGACTTCGTGATGAACCCTTGGAAGGGCACCGTCAATGCCACCTCTATGGAGGGCGGTTTTGACACTCAAGTGATCCTTTCCACGACTAACTTCAACGCCATCAAGCTTCTCATCGAAGAGATTCAAGCTGGCACTAACGTCTCGTCGGTCGTCACCGCAATCAACGCTCTCTAATCCGCACCTCACACTACTATGGCTAACGTATTCACTGACCTCGGCACAGCTCAACTTGCCGGACTCACCAACGGGGCAGACCGCCCCTCCCTTCCGTCCTACGGCGGCAAGGTCCACCATCTGGACGTTTCCAAGACGTTCACTCCCGCAACCGCCGATCCGCTTTATCTTGCGCTGCTGCCGAAGGGCGCTCGCTTGCTGGCGAATCTCTGCTCTGTGGACTACGAAGATCCTGGCGCGGCCTGCGTCTGTTCCATCGGTTATTTCACGAACGACTCGACTCCTGTCGTTGTTGACGTGGATTACTTCGGCACCGCGCTCGACCTCGGCTCTGCCGCTGGCACCAAGCGCTTTAATGAAGCTGGCACCCGTGGCGTCGGCCTCCTGACTCCCGTCGTCTTCACTGAAGACACTTGGGTTGTCGTCACTTTCACGACTACCACCACTGCCGTTTCTGGGAAACAGACTTGGCATCTCGCCTACACTCTCGGCTAACCCTGATTGTTGGTTGCTTGGGAGGCTCCCTTTTGTGTTTGGGGAGCCTCCCTTTTTCTTGAAACCTTACGACTATGGCCGCGACTGCTACAGAGATTGCTAACCTTGCGATTGCCCATCTGGGTGGGCGCGCCCTGACTGCGCTTTCCACTGACAACACGCAGCAGGCGGCAAGTTTGCGGAAGTGGTATAATCCAGAGGCTGGAACTCCAATCTACACCGCGCTCGATGAAGTCTTGCGGGCGCATCCTTGGAACTTCGCAACGGCTCGCAAGCGGCAGGCGATCACATACCATTCGCTTTCTGGCGCTGCCATCACTAACGACGGCGGATTGATTAAAGTCACGCATCCAGGCCACGGGCTGACGACTGGCGGGCGTGTTTACCTAAAAGACGTTGAAGGTGTCACCGCTGCCAACGGTCAATGGTATGTCACCGTTGATGGGAATCATTTCACTTTAGACGGCTCTGTTTTTGCTGGCACCTACACCGCGAGCACGGGCAAGTTCGTTGCAATCCCTGCTTTTGATTGGGACTTCCAGCACACTCCGCCGACTGATTGCCTGCGTCCGATCTCCATCAACGCGAACGGCGGACAGAGTGAAGACGGTGGAGCAAAGTTCACATTCGAGAAGGGGCTGATTTTGACTGATGAGGAAACCATCAACCTCAAATACATTCAGCGCATCACGACTGTTGCCAGTTATCCCGCTGATTTCGTCACAGCGTTCTCTTTCCTGCTGGCGTCCTACATCGCGCAGGACACGCAGGGAGCTACCGGGCGCGCTATGGAAATGCGCCAGTTCTACGAGAAGGCCGTTGCGCCTCCCGTAAAGTCACGTGATGCCAATGAGGGCAACGCAAGAATCAACACTGACTTCGAGCAGTCGCAGCTTGTGCAAGCTCGCTTTGGCGGGATGCGCTGGGCTGGCGACGCAAGCGCACGTCCATACTAATCATCATGGCACAGTTTCAAACCATCAAGTCAGTGTTCAACGGTGGCGAGATGTCGCCGCTCATGGACGGCCGCACGGATTCGGAGAAATACGCTACCGGCTGCCGCATCTTGGAAAACTTCATCGTGCGCAGTTACGGCGGAGCGTTCAAGCGTCCCGGCACTCGCTACGGCACAAGCGGCAGTGATGTTACAGACTGCGTTCGGTTGATCCCATTCCGGCGCTCGACTGACATAAATTTCGTCTTGGGCTTCAAGCTAAACGCCATCAAAGTTTGGAGCTACAGTGCGGGCGCTTTCACGCTCGTTACCACGCTGACGACGACTTACACAGAGTCAGAAATTCAAAACCTGCATTATTGTCAGCTCAACGACATCATGCACCTCACGGTTGGCACGAAGCATCCGCGAATCATCACCAGGGCAAACGATGGAACTTGGTCAATCATCGACACGCCGTTTCAATTCGCGCCCGCGCTCGATCCGCCATCGGACGCGGTGACAATGACTCTGGTTTACGATGCGAATCCCTGGGTGACTGCCACAAGCTACGCCGTGGGTGATTCCGTCCTGTATCTGAATGAGCTTTACAGGTGCAAGACAGCAAACTCTGACGCTTCCTTTACCGCTGCAAAGTGGGACAAGGCCGCTTACAAAACGCCGTGGAACGTGGGACAAGCCTACGTCGCGGGTGATGTGGTTGAATACTTCGGATCGAACTATTTTTGCATCACGGCAAACACGGCAGCGAGCGCAAACCGCCCTGGCACTGGCGCGCAGTGGGTGCTGATTTCAATCACGGATTACCGACTCATTGCATCTTCTGCCACGTTTGACGCTAACGAGGTGGGTTCTATCTGGCTTCTGTCTCCGGGCTCGACAAATCGCGTCACATCGGAAGCGATTCCCGCCAGTGTCAGCACGACGACGAGCGCGGCAATCTTCATCCAGGGCAGTTATCTAGCCCGCACAAATTGGAGTTCTAGCGCATCCCCGAATCAATGCACCTTGCAGCTTCAAGAGAGCTTGGATCGCATCAACTTCACCACGATTAAGGAGTGGTATATCAGCGGCAGCTTGGAGGGAACTATCAGCTACACCGCAGATGCTCCAAACACGGGCGGCTGGTATCGCTGGGTTGCTATCAAGGCGAGCGTGGCGGGCAGCGGCACGATGACAATCGAGCCCGCAGTCGGCAAGCTCGACATTCCTTTTGAAATCGAGAGCTACACAAGCACGACGGAGGTCAAAGGCGTTCCCAAGTTGGCCGTTGATTCCCTCATTCCAAACGAGGTTATTGGAACGGCGTTCCCAGTGTGGCGCAAGGGCGCTTTCAGCACGACGAGAGGCTTCCCGAAGACTGTCACGTTCCACGATTCGCGGTTATTCTACGCCTGCACAGCGACGGAGCCCATGCGCATCTGGGGCAGTCAGATTGACGATTTTTACACGTTCCTCACGGGATCGCTTGCAACCTCTGGACTTGATAAAACCTTGGGCGCAACGCAGGCAAACGACATTCAATGGATTACCAGCTTCAAGCGCACGATGG